TCATGGACCAGTGTACCGAAAATTATGAATGTCTCGTTATAAACAACAACGTAAAATCAAATAAATTACAAGACCAAGTTTTTTGGTATAAGGCAGAAAATCATAACGATTTTAAATTGGGTAGCAAAGAATTTTGGGAATTATCAAAAGGAATCAACTCCGATGATGAAGATGATGAAAAATACGACCCAAACAACGCACGTAAACGAGGACAAGGGCCGAAAATAAACGTTAAAAAAACGACAAAATGGTAATTTTGTGAAATAATAATTTCTACACTAGGTATATGTTATCATTAATATTCAAAATTAAAATGTTCTTTAAAGTTTTGACCATTATCTACATTCTTTTCAATTAAATATGACTAGTTACCAAAAAAGTAGTCATATTTAATAATTAATTATTTTTATTAAATTTATATGATGAATGCGTCTGATTTAGTAGTAGTTTCATTCGTATCTTTTTTATTCATTACAATCGTGCTTCCTTCAAATAATTCTCGGTGAATATCTGCACTTGAGATTTCATTATTTGCGGTGAGAACATTTTCTTGCGTATTCAAATTGTTCACTCCAATCAGGTTTCCGTTTTCATCCACACTTTGCGTTAACTTATTCCCGCTTTTTTCAGCCAATTTAATATTTTCATTAATTGCGTTTTGGCGTGTCTCCTTGACTCGCTGGTCGAAGGTATTTTTAGCGTTGATCTCGTTCTTTTGTTTTTCTTGCATCAGCTGATTTAATTCTTGCTCCAAATATTCAACTCTTCCCGTCTTATATGCTTCTGGGTCCCACGGCATCCATAATCCAACAGGACCCACAAATACATCATGGTTTGGGTCCATCTCGCGCAACATTTTACATCTCAATTCGGCTTCACCCAATGTAGGGAATACTCCTCTTACCTTCAACCCTCTGGTACTTGTTTGAAAATTGTTTCGAATGCTGAATACCTTTTCCAATTCTTCCTCATTCTTATCCAAAAACGTTTTATATTCATCCTCAATACGAACGGACCCTAATGCCTTTTGCTCTTCTTTTACAAATTCGGTGAAATCCGTTGTGAGGTCTTCAAATTTTACATTATATTTGTAGGACACAAAATTTAAGAATTGTATGAATTTTTCCATCGATTTATTAAATTCATACTTCTTTAAAAATTCTTCAAAAAAGAACATTTGCTTGTTCTTTAATATATTTTCGGGGGACACAAACGAAATACAGACAAATTTTTGGGATGCGATCGGCTTATCTTCTTCCAATAAATCCACATATTTAGGCAAAACCTGTTTTTTTGATTCATTCTCCTTTATCGCAAACTTTGATTGTTTAGGCATTATTTAATACAATTAATTAGTATTTAAGTTTTTTACAATTAATTAATATTTTTTCTTTTTATTTATTATAATGAATAATTTTGTTAATGTAGGAGAATTATTGAAGCGAATCATTAAATATTTGATTCAAGGTTTAATGATAGCGATTGTTTGCTATGCCGTACCACAGAGGTCCTTAAATGTGGATGAGATTTCATTTATTGCATTAACTGCCGCCGCAACATTTTCCATCCTCGACACATATCTTCCATCTGTGGCTGTTTCAGCAAGAGCAGGTGCTGGATTTGGTATCGGTGCAAATATGGTCGGTTTCCCAATGTAAATTCCCCGTTTACAATAACCTATTCACTATAATGTAGGAATATATTCCCAGTTTAATTCTTCACATATTTGTTTCCAAATCGTATCTTGTTCGATACGTTTTTCGACGTCTTTCAACATCGGAAAATGCTCGAGGTATTGTGTTTTACCCAATAATTCACATAATTTATATGCGGTATAGTAATAGTTTAAAAAATTAACTCTGTAATTGGGGCAAAATTTAGAATAAGGATACTGCAATTCTATGAATAAATTGCATAATTTTTCTTCTAGGTCTTGCGACATAACAGGTGGTTTTATTCCAAGTTTATTCTTAATAAAAGGAATATGCTCGTAATATTTATTATAACCTAATTTTTTTAATATTTCTTTTGTCTTGACATTTGTGATTTGCGACAAATTAATCCGCTCTTTTTTAATTTGTTGTTTAATATTTTCGATTACCTCTTTATCTATTTGGGTGGTTTCTTTGCCCTGAAATTGCGATATAATTTCTTTGAAATGGTTAATGCGTTTGTAAGCATAAAAACATATTTCCTTTGGAGGCTCTTTGTATGAAGGTTTTTCATTCTCAATTAAATATTGAATTGTGCGAGAACATAAATTACAAATAAGCATGCCTTCATCCTCTAAAGGAATTAATTCCCCTTTATAACAATATTTACAAATATCCGATTGATACGTAAAAAAAGTCATATCTATGAACGTTTTATCGATATTATTTAAATATTGTTTCACTATGTTATTCCCCTTGGTTTCATTCGGTTTCTCCGCATCGTCGATTTTAAAAAAGGAATACAACATTTTATTTTTATTTAGAGTAATCGTTTCTATATTTTTTTTATTTTCAAAATAATCAAATATATATTTTGAATTATTCAAATAATAGTCCTTTTTTTTATTTTTAATGTCTCGTATACTTTGACATATATCATTCAGCTTGTCTTGTATTTCTAGTTGCATCTCAATCTTATTTTCGGAAGAATAATCCGTTTCACGTAAACATTTAAGTTGTTCTTTTAATTTGTTTTTTTCCGCCAATAGAGTTGGAATATTATTGGTTTCATCAATTAAAAACTCTTGTAAAAAATCCTTATGCTTCCCATCTAATGTAATATTATCCATTTTGTTGATTTTGATTTTTTTAATCGTTTTAGGTTTAAATGTAGGCATATTAGTATTTAATTGAATATATTGTTTATTTAATTTTTAATATAAATAATTAACATTTTGGTTTAAATATATTGTTTATTTTCTATATTTTATAGATGGACCAATCCCTGAATATTCATAACGAACACCTTGAAACAAGTGATAAGGTTCAAATACAAAAAATGGTTCTAATTCATAACGCTCTCAACGATGGATGGACAATTAAAAAAAGGAAGGATACGTATGTCTTTGTCAAAAAACACAAAAATAATAAAAAATACCTCACCGAATCTTACCTAAACACGTTCATTAAAACAAATTTAGGCTAAATGTCGAAAATAAATAAATAAATATGTCATTCAATATTCAATTAATATATAATTTAATTTAAATTAGTTTATTTATTTTTTTTTCTTTAGGAATAGTATAAAAGAATGGCAGGCGGTTTAATGCAATTGGTTGCTTATGGTGCTCAAGATGTTTATCTTACTGGAAACCCTCAAATTACGTTTTGGAAAGTCACCTATCGCAGATACACTAACTTTTCAATTGAATCAATCGAACAAACATTTAACGGACAGGCTGATTTTGGTCGCCGTGTTCAGTGTGTGATTAGTAGAAATGGTGATCTTGCTTTTAGAACTTATTTGCAGGTGACCCTTCCTGAAATTAACCAAAGTATGGGAAGTCCAAACGCTAGTTTCAACGAAGGAGTTTATGCTCGTTGGCTTGATTTTCCTGGAGAACAGCTAATCGCACAAGTTGAGGTTGAAATCGGTGGACAGCGAATTGATCGCCAATATGGTGACTGGATGCATATCTGGAACCAACTGACTCTCTCAAGCGAACAACAGCGTGGATATTTTAAGATGGTTGGAAACACCACCCAGCTTACCTTCATTACGGATCCATCCTTTTCTGATATCGATGGTCCTTGCGATTCACAGGCTCCTCGTCAAGTGTGTGCCCCAAGAAAGGCCCTTCCTGAAACAACCTTATACATTCCTCTTCAATTTTGGTTTTGCACCAACCCTGGACTTGCACTTCCATTAATTGCTCTTCAGTACCACGAAGTGAAAATTAATCTTGATATTCGCCCAATTGACGAATGCTTGTGGGCGGTCACCTCTTTAAGTTGCGGTCAAAATACCTTACACCAAGGAGGCAAATCGGTTCCTGCTTCCATCGCATACAATCAGTCATTAGTTGCTGCGTCCTTATACGTCGACTATGTCTTTTTAGATACTGATGAAAGACGAAGAATGGCGCAAAACCCTCACGAGTATTTAATTACTCAGCTTCAATTCACTGGTGATGAATCGGTTGGTTCATCTTCCAACAAGATTAAGTTGAATTTCAATCACCCTGTAAAGGAACTTATCTGGGTTGTTCAGCCTGACCAGAACGTGGATTATTGCTCTTCTCTCACTTGCGAAAATAAGCTGTTCCGTGTGTTAGGTGCTCAGCCATTTAACTACACCGACTCGGTTGACGCTCTTCCAAACGCAATCCACTCATTCGGCGGTCCTAATTCGATTGCTGCTACAAGTAGTGCTTACATCGACGCAAATGGTCTTTTCAACGATGCTGGCGCGGGTGATGTTGCGAATTCTGGATATTGGGGAAATACTGAAATGTATGGTTCATACGGCGAACCAAATTTTGGTCCAAGTGGTAATGCTCCTACTTCCCCATACAATAACACTGGTGCATACGGAGAATCCGCCGTTTCTGATGCAGGTACCTTCGTGCTAACTGAAACCTCCCTTGACATGCATTGTTGGGGACAGAACCCTGTTGTTACTGCCAAGTTGCAACTTAACGGACAGGACCGTTTCTCTGAACGTGAAGGAACTTACTTCTCCCTCGTCCAGCCTTACCAGTGCCATACCCGCAATCCTGATGAAGGTATCAACGTCTACTCCTTTGCTCTTCGCCCTGAGGAACATCAGCCATCTGGAACTTGCAATTTCTCCCGAATTGATAACGCCACTCTTCAGCTGGTTCTTTCCAACGCATGCGTCCAGGGAACCAACACCGCAAAGGTTCGTGTCTACGCAACAAACTACAACGTGCTTCGCATCATGAGTGGTATGGGTGGTCTGGCTTATTCTAATTAAATTATTAGATGTCAACTCATTATTCGAGTTCGTGTTATTAGTATTTGTATTCTAAAATCTAAAAAATTATAAACATATTATATTTGGTTATATAATATATTTACTTATAGTAGTGAGGTAATCTTTTATTTGGTGCGTATTGTTTCAAAAAAAATGGTTTCATATAATAAATGGAAGCATGAATAAGAGTAAAAAAATGGTTTATTTATTAATGTTAAACTAACTATAACTAACTAACTTATGCACTAAACAACCGATTCATATTAATAACTTCGGGTTTTGCGGTATCTTCAGTAAACAACTTGGTTATTTGTGCGTCGTCTCGAAATCGTATTGTATACGATTGTTGTATTTTATTTCGCCCGATTCTTCCCATCGCTTGTATTATTTTTTCTTGTGTGAGGTCCATATCCTTGCTTATATATGCGTGGCAAAACTGATAATTGGTTCCGTAAATATAATCGCTTGATGCGATAATAATGTAAAGTTTTTGTTGGTCCGCAAGTTTTTTCATTATTTCTGTATAACTGGTATTTTTGTGAGTTGTAAATACACCGATCCCCATGAGTAGTAAAACCTTCCAACTATCTTCCACACCAGTAAGCGACATAATTTCCAAGATGGTTTCTTCTTCAATATTACTTGTAAACGCATTTGTCGTATTCATATTTTCGGCCCATTTTTTAACATGGTGGGGCTTATTTGGAACAAATGTTTCGTTTAATGTCGCAACTTTAACCGTTGACTTTAACATTTCCAACTGAGTTTTTAACTTATTACCGATTTCACTTGTATTATCGTTTTTTCCTACACGATTACATTTGTGGAGGTCTTTCCCTCCCTTTTTACCGTCATCAGCATCATCTTTTGGGGATTGGTTTGTGATATCTTCCAAATCCTTGATTAAATGAGCAATTCGGTCGTTGACATTATTATTAAATTCAATCTTTTCCATAATATCTTTCATAACAATATCTGGTATATTTGCTTGTTGAATACAAAACTTTGCGATTTTCTCAACATCCGCAGATAAGAATATAGTCGGGCCATCGGTTAGCGTATATGCGTCTTTTGTAGTAATATAAATACTTCCTCCTCCGTTGTTTTCTTCTGGATTCGCTCCGCCTGGGATTTTTTTAATTTTATTACCTTTCAAATCAATCCCATTATTTGAAGTGATTTTTAATTCTCTTGTTTGAATAAATTCGTCGTAAAGTTCTTGCCATTTGGAAGGGTCGATATGTTTTAATACTTTGAGGTAATATAATTTAATACTGGTCATATCAATATCGTCCAACGATATAAAGTTGCGGTCAATTTTATATTTTTCATCAATATAGGGAGTATTCATTACGAACTGGATGAATTTGGTCAATTCATTCAAATCAAAATATCTTAAGAGCGTTAAATAATTTTCACAATGATTTACGATACGGAGTATTTCATGATAATCATTACTTAAATAGTGCGGTAATACTACATACCCATTTTTATTGATGATCGGGATTGATTTTTTACATTCGTGGCTGATTATATTGTAAATCTCCGCACCTTCAAACTTATTCTTAAAATCGGTTATGGTTTCTGTTAGTTCGTGTACTTTTGGAAGAGTTGCAGAAGATAACACCATCGTCGGGATTAAGTTTTCTTTCCAGTTATTTTTAATGATAGAATGTAATTCATGATGGTCATAATCCAACGTAATGGTGGGTTCATCCCAATATACAATTACATTTTCTCTTTGGTTAAATGAT